GTTGGCGAAATAACCATAAAGCGCGGAGAGGTTTGCATGGATTGCCCTCTGTGCGGCAAAGGCGAGGAAATGCCGTGGAATGCCTCGTTGGCACAGAAAGCGAAAAAAATTGTGGATTCGGCGGGCGTTGATTGGTCTGGGCTGTCTCGTGATCGACAGACAGAAGTTATCCGCCAAATGGGAGCAATGGGAATCCAGTAACGCCGGACGGGGTTTTTACGCCACAACCCACTCCCGGACATTCTTCGACAAATTGCCGAAATACTTCTGAGATACTGTAGACGTATCGACAATCTGACGATACTATAGGTGCACGCGAGTCACAACGACGAGCGGCAACACAACAGCCATGAAAGGTGATACAATGAGCAAAATCGACACCAGTAACGCAATTTCAATCGACGGGTTTTTCAAAAACACGCAGCACGGCGAGGTGTTCCAGACGAACGCTCGCAATCTGTGGAAGTGGGGCAAGGTTGAAGTCGGCAGCGTGATCGATCCTGAAGACGACGAGACGCTGGAAAAGCTCGGTCGCCCGTTTGTGGTCTCGGCGATTGGAAGCGAGTTTTGCCCTGGCAACAAGCTTTCAGGCACCAAGTTCGTGTACCTGTACCTATCGGAGCCGAAGAAGGTGACGGAAAGCGTGAAAATCCAGCGGGAATACGACGAAGACGTAGACGGCGCAATGGGCCAGCTGGAATCGGATATGCTTCGTCAACTGGGGCAAACTGGAGAATTGCCCGGTGCATAAGCCAACAGGCGGTAAACCAAACCCCGGCCACAACCGGGGTTTTTTCATGCGCACCCCGCTGCATTGTACGCACAGCGTACATTCGCCCTAGAACACCCGCCGCCGCCGTGTTGCAATCTGCGGCATGGCAGACCTCACGACACTTCAGGCACGACTAGAGGCGATCGACGCCGCCCTTGCATCCGGCATGCTGAGCTACAGCGTGGACGGGCAGAGCGCGTCATTTGTGTCTGCGTCCGACATGCGACGCGCCCGGCGTGAGATTGTCGCACAGATTGACCGTTGTATTGGCAGACCGTCGAGCCGCCCGGTTGCATCCTCGATTTATCTTGGGGGTGGGCCATGAGCGAGCCGACGACACTGCAACGGCTAGGCGGCAGGCTGGGGCGATATTTCGCGACCGGTTACGACGGCATCCGCAACACCGGCAAGCGCAAAGCCGCAAGTCCGCTAACGAAGAGCGAAGACGAGCAGTTAAAAAACCGCGACCGTCACAGCATGATTGGCGCGACGCGCGACCTTGCCCGCAATTTTGCCGTGGTGGCGTGGGCAATTCGCAAGCATCTTGACTACGTGTCAATGTTCGATTTTCAGTCCCGCACCGGCAACCCGGCGTTGGATCTGCAAATTGAAGGCCTGATGCGAGACTGGCAACGGCCGCAGAATTGCGACGCCGCCGGGGTGCACTCATTCCCCAAAATGCTGCGGATGTTTGAAGCGGCACGCACACGCGATGGTGACGTCTTCGCGCTCAAGCTCAACAGCCTGCAACTGCAAGCAATCGAAGCCGACCGCGTGCGACAGCCTACCGGCGAGCAAGTGAGCGACACGGGCGGCATGTGGGTCAATGGCATCAGGCTGAACAACGGCGGTAGACGGCAATCCTACGCGCTGCACAACCGCGTGCCGGGTTCATCGACGTTTGAGTTTTCGCGCAATGTCGCAGCCCGCAACGTGATTGCGCACGGGTATTACGACCGGTTCGACCAGGTGCGCGGGATATCGCCGCTGGCATCGGCAATCAATTCATTCCGCGACGTATACGAGGGGATCGACTACGCACTAGCCAAGATGAAGGTTGAACAGCTTTTTGCGCTTGTGTTCACCCGCGATGGCGACGCCGCACCGGCACGCATTATGGACGGCAGCGACGACGAATCAGGGTATAAAGTGGACTTCGGGAAGGGGCCGGTTCAGTTGGATTTGAACGCGGGTGACAACGCGCAGTTCCTGAAGACCGACAACCCCGGCAGCAACACGCAACAGTTCATTGAGGCGGTGTTGGGCATCGCTCTGCATTCGCTCGATCTGCCGATGAATTTCCACGACCCGAGCCGCACAAACTTCTTCGGCAGTCGTGCCGCGTGGTTGCTTTACGACCGCAGTTGCATCAGTAAACGCGCGGACGTTGCTGAGTTTCTCCGCAAGGTTACGGTCTGGCTGTATCAAGGCTGGATTCTGCAAGGCCGCTTGCAACTGCCGACCGGTGCAACACTCGAAGACCTCCCGTTTGAATGGGTTCACCGCGGCATGCCGTGGTGGGATCCGACCAAAGAAATCAACGGAGCCGTTGCCGCAATCAATGCCGGTTTAGACAACCCGTACCGCATTTGCAAAGAGACCGGCAGGGGCGAGTACGAAGAAAACATTGATCAAATCGCACGCGCTAGGGAGTACGCCGAAGCCAAGGGTGTGCCCCTCAACTACGTGATGCAGCCGGTTGAAACGGTGGCAGACGATACGCAAGACCGCAACACAAGGGGCCGCCAATGACCGGCATTCCAGAAATACCGCTGAAGCATTTTCGCGCCAACGTGAGCCGCACCAGCGGTGCCGCAATCAGTGACGACGGCGGCGAGTACGGTCACGGGTATATCACCGGGCTATCTGTGATCACACGCGGCGAGGCGTCCGGGCACGACATGTGGATAGACGCGGATTTCCTGAGCGATGTGACCGCCGCAGGTAACGCGGCTAATAGCGGACTGAAAGCACGGTTTACGCATCCCGGCCAATCGTCTGACGGACTCGGCACGTATCTGGGCAAGTATCACGATTTCAGGACAGAGGGCGAGCAAGTCGTTGCTGATCTGCATTTTCAGGAATCGGCCAGCAACACGCCAGACGGCGACCTTGCCGCGTATGTCCGGCAGTTGGCAACCGATGCACCCGACGCGTTTGGCGTGTCCATTGTGTTTGATGCTGACGTTGCCGCGATGGAAATGCACCAGCTCGAAAACACGCAAGGCGGGCGGTTTGTCAGTCCCGACGAGGACAACAGGAACAACTACCAGCACGCACGGCTAAGCCGTTTGCGGGCCGCTGATGTGGTCGATGATCCAGCAGCAAACCCGGACGGGTTATTTCACAAACACGCCCAGATCGCGCAGGACGCGGACGGGTTATTTGAATACGCATTTGGGCTAACCGGCGACAAGCCCAATCTTGTTGCGTTGAGCGTCGATGGCGACCGAATCAAGGCCGCTGTTGATCGCTTCTTGAGTCGTCACGACCTGTCACTTGTAAAGGGAAGCGAGCAAATGCCAGAAGCATCAGCCGCGCCGGTTGAGACACCGGAAGCGCCCGCAGTGACACGCGAGAGCTTCAACGCAGAACTGCAGCGGTACGTTACCGCATTCGGTGACGCTGGAGCCGCGTGGTTCATTGCTGGCAAATCATTTGAGGATTGCCAGGCAGAACAGTTGAGCGCACTACGCGAGCAACTCGAAGCCGCACGAGCAGAGAACGCCGAATTGCAGGCACGCATTGACGCGGTGCAGTTGGGCGAGGAACAGCCGGAAGAATTCGGCGACGACACCGGCGAACAGGCACCAGAAAAGGCCAAGAACCTGCGGGCCGGGTTTGCAAACCGCATCCGAATCAACGGCGCAAGCCACAACTGAAGGGAGTCTTGAACAATGGCGAACGACTATTTAACCGTTGCCGATTTGGTGGCAGGCGCGTTTGACGTCGCCCAAACCGGAACGAGCGACATTCTCAATCAGTCTCCACTGGTTGCCCGCATGCCCCGGATCAATCCGTCGGGGTCCAACACTGTCCACAAGTACCGGAAATACACCGGTGCGCCTGCGGTTGGTTTCCGCTCCGAAAACGACGGACGCGAGAACGATCACAGCGAGGATACCGTGGTGACCGTCAATCTGAAAATTGCTGATTTCAGCTTTTCAGTTGACATTGCATCGGCCGAAGGTGACAGCCAATCGACACCGGAGCAGGTGATTGCCCGCGAAGGTGCACGGCACCTTCAAGGCATCCTGTTCAAGGCCGAGCAGCAGACCATTTACGGCACCGGGGCCGATGGCGACGCCAACGGGTTTTCCGGGTTCATGAACAGCACCTACCTTGACGCGTTGGCTGACACGATGGTGATTGACGCAGGCGGCACAACCGCCGATACAGCGTCAAGCCTGTACGCAATTCGCTTGGGCGTTGATGACGTTGCAATGGCCACACAGCCGCAGATTGAGCTGGGCGAGACGACCATTCAGCGCGTTGCTGGTGCTACCGGATTTTATCCGGCCTACTGGACGCCCGCGAGCGTCTGGCTGGGTCTGCAAATGGGCGGCGCGTACAGCGTCGGCCGCATTGCAAACCTGACCGCTGACACTGGCAAGGGGCTGACCGACGATCTGATTGCGGATCTGTTGAGCCAGTTTCCGGCAGGCATGGGTCCATCCTTGTTGGTGTGCAGCCGCCGCAGCTTGAAGCAGTTGCAGCAGTCACGCACAGCAACGAATCAGACCGGTGCACCCGCGCCGTTCCCGTCCGATTCATTCAACGTGCCACTGATCACGACTGACGCAATCATTGACACCGAGCCGCTGGAAACCTGATGAGCCTGTTTGAGTCTGCGATAACTGCCGGGCTGCAAATGTCACGGCAGGCCGCTGGGGTGCCCGTCACGGTAACACGTGGCGGCACCACCATCACGGTTGCGCAGGCCATTCAGGGCGAAACGCAGAAAGTGCCGCTAGCGGATAATTCCGAGATCACGGTGGACGCGGCCGACTGGTTGATTCCGGTCGCCGCGTACACCCTCGGACAGCCGCAAAACGGCGACATCATCACGCGGAGAATTGACGGCGTAACATACGTTTACACCGTCGAAACTCCCGACTACGGGCAACAGGCGTGGGATTGGTCGGACACGGCCAAGACCACCTACCGCATCAGGACACGCAAAGACGGCGGCAGCGCTTACGACGTGAGCAAGCCAAACGGATTTGATTTGGCCGGGAGTGAGATGCGGTATGACTGACATGGTTGCAGGATTGGACGACCTGGAACAGTTGTTTGCAACAATGGTCGAACACGGCGGGCGGCGCATCGCAAAGTCCGCACTACGGGCGGCGGTTGTGGAAATTGCACGCGAAATGAAGCGGGACATCCCCGCGAATGTCGCAGACGCACGGGATTCAATCCGTCATTACGTGGCGGGCGGAAATAACAACATCCGTGCAAAGGTTGGCGTCAATGTCGGTATCGGTCGGAAGCGTCAACCGGTGAAGAAATTGCCGCGTCGCCGTAGTGGCGGGGTCGGCATTAGCGCCCGAAATGCAGACTGGTGGATCAAGGGCACAGAGCAGCGGTTTCGCGGTCGCAAGCGTCGCAGTGACGTGCCGCGACTGGGCCAGTCGCTAGTTTCAACCGGGCGAATGCCTGCGGGGCGTGACGGTCTCGCATCGCTGGCATTTACCCGCGCCGCAAGTCGGCTACCTGCACTCATGCAGGCCAGAGCACAGGGACAGTTTAATAAGCAAGTGAAACGGAGGGCATAACAGATGGCAAAGGTTCCAGTCAAAGGCACGATCATCAAGCAGGAAATCTCGGCCGTGCTGACCGCCGTTGCGCAAATCACAGAATTCAGCAGCAGTGGCGCCGAGTCGGAAACATACGACGCAACCACCATCGACACCAGCGGAGCGGGCAAAGAGTACGCGCCAACGGGTTACAGCGAGGGCGGAAGTTTCGATTTCAGCATATTCTACGATCCGGCGCTGTCTGGACATCAGGCAATCACGGATCTGATCACAACACCGGCTGAATGCAACTGGGATATCACGTTTGCCGACACCGGCGCAAGCAATTCGACCATGGCCAGCGCGGGCGTTGGGTTCAACTTTACCGGCGCAATGAACGACGGTCTGAAGGCCGACGTATCACTGAAGCTGGATCAGTTGATCGCCTACACAAGTTGAGGTTGAGCCATGCAAATCAAGCTCATTCGCAGTGACCTCGGCGTTGCCGCCGGGGTTGCTGATTCGGAAGACATGATACACCGCGATGGCCGCCGCTGGTGGCGTTGCGGTGCAATCATTGACGTGCCACAACGCGCGTGCAAAATCCTCGTTGGCAACGGCGATGCAGAGCCAGCAGACGACGAGGCGGAATCGGCATGCGCAGGGTGGCGGGATAAACGCGCGGCGGTGCTGGAATCGCGCGAGATGCTGGCACGCGGCATTGAGCCAGAAGACCGGGAGGCATTCCGGCGGGGTGAGATCACAGGGTACGACGCAGACGGCAATCCAA